GATGTGTGGCAGGCAATACAGCACCAAAAAGCGGCATTTTTTCCTTTGAAAAAATCTGCTATAGTGGTGGAGATAGTTGATTACCCCCAGCGCATAAGTTGCAGGATATGGCTAGCAGGCGGTGATATGGACGAACTCATGGAAGCAGAGAAGAACATCTGCGTGTGGGCAAGAGAGCTAGGTTGCACTAGCATGGAGATTATAGGCAGAAAAGGCTGGGAGAGACAGCTATCAGATTATACGGCTAGCGCTGTAGTATTAGTGAAGGAATTATAAAATGTCTAAAGGTGGCGGTTCAACGCAAACAATACAAAGTGGTCAAATGGCTAACCCATATGCACAGCCATTTATCAAGTATGGTATGCAAGAGGCGAAGGACTTATACCAGTCAGCTACGCCCCAGTATTATCCTAGCTCCACAGTGGTAGGTTTTAGCCCTGAGACACAGCAGGCTATGTCAGGCATGAGGGCGGCCGCAAGTGCTGGTAGCCCATTTGTTCCAGCCGTGCAACAGGCTGTAATGCAGAACCTGACAGGCACTAACCCACTATTTCAGGGCGCTCTGAGGCCAACTATTGAAGCCGCTATGCAACCAGCTATGTCCACTGGAAGATACGGTTCTGGCTACGCTCAGAAGGCTGTAGCAGAGGCTGTAGCGCCATTGATGTACCAAGCACAACAGCAGGCTATACAGCAAGCACCAGCCGCTAGAGAGTTCGGCTTTGCTGACCTTCAGACACTGGCAGGCGTTGGTGCGGCTCGTGAGGCGCAGGAGCAGGCAGAACTGCAAGCGGATATTCAGCGCTTCCAGTTTGAGCAGGCACGTCCAGCACAGAAGCTAGCAGATTACTTGACTATGGTTCAGGGTGGCACAACCGCACTTGGCGGTGGTGTACAGCAAGTTCAGCGCAACCCAGCTCTTGGCTTCCTATCTGGTGGCTTGGCTGGGTCACAGGCGGCAAATATGTTGGACATGTCTGGTAGTGCTGGTATGCCACTTGCACTAGGCGGTGCATTACTTGGAGGCTTGGGACTATAATGGCAGATACAGATAGACCATTTGCGACACAGTTCATCAACCGCCCGATGGCTGGGATTCGGACTGGCGGCACAGCAAACCGCCCAGCGATTAGAACCAGAGGTTCTCTTGGCTTGTTCCCAGATGACAACAGAGTTAGTGGGCTTCCCCTGCCTCAGATTGGTTCAGGGGCTTACTCACGTCTAGCCGCTACACAACAACCATCACCCTATGTTGACGCTATCATGCGTAGAACCAGAGGCATGGGCGCACTGCCAGCAGGCGGTGGGTTGCCAACACCTCCACCAGCGCCTAAGTCGCCTTCCCTGATGGATAGGCTAACCCCTGCTATGGGTACACCAGCGCAGGCAGGCTTGGCATCTGCGGCCGCAACTGGCTTGCAGTTGTCTGGATACCGTCCTGTTCCTATCACCACTGCTGAGGGTTTGGGCGCTATGATGCAGGCTGGTATGAAGTCTTACCAAGAGGCAAAGGCGGCACAGCGTCCAGAGATTAAAGTAGCTGGCGACCAAGTTTATAGAATTTATCCAGATGGCAGAACTGAACTGTTATCTGGAGCAAAAGCAAAAAAGCCAGTTGAAGTTAAAGGCGAAGCAGGGCGTATGCAAATGCCTGATGGCAGAATTACTCAGGGCGTATATGACAAGCAAGGAAACTTGTACGAAATTGGCAATATGTCTGAAGTGGTAGACCCAAAGAACGTGAAATTTATTGACCAATTTACTAGCCAAAGCGTTCAGCAATTACAGCAGTTCAAGACTAACCAGATAAAGCCTAAAGAAAAAACCTTGAAGTATATTGACACACTGGCGAACCAAATTGACAAGTCGCCTTCAGGCTGGGCTGATAGACAAAAAGCGAAAATGACGCTTGCCATCAAGAGATTTGCTGGTAGTTCAGATTATACAGAAGAAGAGATTATGATGGCCTTATCACAAGGCACTGTAACTGCGCTTGTTGGGGCATCAAGGCTTGAACTATTTGGGCCTGGCGTTTTAACGGAATCTGAGGCACAGCTTGCCAGAGAGGTGTTTATTGGTAACTTTGACAACCTTAATAGGGAAGAAGCGCTGGCTAGATTGAAGTCATTTAGAGACATGACGATTGAGGGGTATGTAGAGGACATAGGCGTTTATAACACCTCACCTGCTACTACTTTGAAATACGAACCATATTATGAACGTGCAAAGCCTCTCTTTGACTGGGATGCAAGATATGGCGCTGAGGCTGATGTATCTGTTCAGCAGGGTTCATCCGCAAATCAAACTGGCGCAACTTCAAGTGGCAACACTTGGTCTGTGATGTGAGGTAAAAATGCCCAAGATTAAAGTAAATGACCAGCTTGTTATTGATGTAGATAAAAACTTCTTTAATTTATCTGCTGATGAGAAGAACAAGATTGTAGATGATGCTGTCAATCAGGATGCGATTTCAGGCACAGGCAAGGCATTTGCATCTGGTGTGCTGTTTAATTTAAGGGATGAAGTTGTAGCGGCCTTGTCAGAGCCTTCTGCGGCTTTGTCAGAGCTTATGGGTGACGCTGAGGCAGGTTCACCATACAGAGCAGAACTAAGCCGTCAGAGAGCCTTAGAGAGCGCTTTTAGACAGCAAGCGCCAGTAACATCAACTGTTGCTGAGATTGCAGGTGGTTTAGCGGCACCTGCTGGCATCTTGGGGCAAATTGCAAAAGCCCCGACAATAGCAGGTAGGGTGTTCAAGGGCATGGGGGCTGGTGCAGGTTTGGGCGCTTTAAGTGGCGCTGGGGCATCTGAAGAAGGTGAGCGCTTGGGTGGCGCTGGTATAGGCGGCACAGTTGGCGCTGTTGCCGCACCTGTAGCAATGGCGGCCGCACCTGTAGCTAAGTTTGTTGGCAAGCCTGTTGCTCAGACTGTTGGGCGCTTAACTGAGGCAGGTTTCAGAACACCTGAAAATAGGGCGGCTAGAATGGTTGCCAGAAGATTGAAGGAAGCAGGCATTAGTGGCAAGGAGCTTGAGGCTCTGAAGAAAAGCCCGAAGCCACAGGCTGTTGCTGATATTGATAGCGAGGGGGTAGCAAAACTCTCTCGCCTTGTGGCACAAGCTGGTGGCAAAGGTTCAGAACTTGCTAGGTCACTCAACGCTAGACAGTTCGGAACTGACAAAATCAAAAGTGCGGCTGAACGTATTGAGCAAGACTTGATTGATGCTGGCGTTCCAAATCAGTCAGCTAGAGAGGCAAAGATTGGTCTTGATAAGATTAAGGAAGAGGTAACAGCCCCTCTTTACAGAGAGATGAATGAGTTGCAGGTTCCTGAAGGTTTCAGAAACTCGTTGCGACCATTGTTTGAGCGCCCTGCTGTTAAGTCAGCTTTGCCAGCCGCTAAACGATTAGCCGCCAATAGAGGTGAGCCATTCGTAGGCGATACAGTTGACAATCTCGACTTCAATGGGTTCAACAACTTGCAAAAAGCTCTCAATAACAATGCTCAGAGACAGTTCGCTCTGAAAAATTATGATGCTGGCACGGCTATCAAGGGCATCAGAGATGAGATTGTTGAGCGTATGAAGAGCGTGAACAAGCCCTTCAAAGAAGCCTTTGACCTATATGGTGATATTATGGGCAATGAGAGGGCGTTAGAGCATGGTAGCAAGTTTAGGAGTTTTCGAGACCCAGATGAAATCAAAGACATCGTCAGCAAGATGAGCGAATCTGAAAAGCACAATTTCAGGGTTGGTGTAGCGCAAGAGATTCGCAACGCTATTGAGAAGGCTTCTGATGGGAGCAACATTGCTAATGTCATCGCCAAAAGCAAACAGCAGTTGCGTCAGTTGAAGGAAGCCTTCCCAGAGGGCGGAATGGACAATCTAGAAAAAGCCTTAGATATAGAGCGCACAATGGCGGCAAAGAGGCAGAGAATTATGGGTGGCTCTCAGACATTCGAGACAGCCGCACAAGCACAACGTGCTGGTCTTGAGGATGCTTTGACTACTGAGAAAATTATTGAAGGCACAAAACAAAGTGGTTTTTTTGGCGGTTTAGCTAGTGCTGTTCAAGGCAGAGTTGCCCCAGCTATGATGGGCATTGGTGAAAAGACAAGCAGGGAGCTTGGCAATATATTGTTTGAGACTGACCCTGCTAGAAGGGCGGCTATCATAAACAGGCTTCAGGGCGTTGGCAGATTGCCAGAACAGCCTGCTATGCGCCCCTCAATTCCATCAAGAATTGGTTTGGGCGCTCAGGCGTTACCGTCAGCTTTCACAAGGGGCGCTTTATTTGACGTTCCAACAACGATGTCAAACGAATACGCAAGAAGCCTACTTTCAGAATAAATTTGTGCTATAATGGCGCTAGGAGAATAACATGGCAAAAAACTCGATTACGGATTACGACAACATAGCCGCAAATAACACGGATGTGCAGTCGGTTAACATTGCAGAGGGCTGTAGTCCTAGCGGCATAAACAACGCCATCAGGGAAGTGATGGCTGACTTGGCTGATGTGAATGACGGAACTGTAGCGCTTACTAGCCCTGTTGCAAGCGCTATGAGCGTGACAACAACCCTCACTGCTGGCGGCATTGATATTAACGGTAATGATTTCATTCTAGACGCTGATGGTGACAGCAAGATTGAAGCCAGCACAGATGATACGATTAACATTATCTCTGGTGGCACTACAGGCTTCACTATGAACAGTGCTGGCGTTATTACGCAACCTACTAAACCAATGTTTGATGTGCGAGGTTCGGCTGGTCAAAGTTTATCAGATAATACAAGCACAAAAGTGCAGTTTAACAATGAACAATTTGACATTGGTGGTTACTATGACCCAACAACTAATTACAGATACACACCGCTTGTAGCTGGTAAATATTTTATTTACGGAAGAATATATATAACTTACGGAAGTAGTATTGTGTACCAACGTCAAGTTGCTATTCATAAAAATGGCGCAATTGTCGCTTCTAACTATAGCATAGGTGGTTCTAGCGTTGCTGATTATGGTAATCTAGAGGTTAGTGCTATTATTGATTTCAATGGCACTACTGATTATGTAGAAATCTTTGCGTACCAAAGAGCAAGTAGCGATGCTCTTATATACACAAATTCCTCTAACGGTGCTTTTTCTGGGTATTTAATAGGGTAGTGAAATGGCAAACTATAAAAACATAACTATCTATCAAATGGATTTAACTACAGTTGATGTTGTTAAAACGGCTAGCTTCTTGTTAGAAGCAACAGACTGGACACAGCTACCAGATAGCGGCCTAACAGATGCGTGTGTAGCTTTGTTTGCTACTTATCGTGCAAGCATCCGCACTATCAGACAGACAAC